CATATCTATACTAAATTATGGTTCTGGATTGGGAGTAGGGGTAGATGTTTTATTGCAACGAGTGCTTGCTCAAATTTTCAATGTACCAGGAATTGCAAGCGGATCAATGACTATGGCAGCAACTTTTTCAATAACAAATAGCCCTTCTTTTTCATCTGCTGATATTGCCATTGCTGAAAGCCAAATTTCCGTTTGGGATATATCCAGAATTAATGTGACGGTAATCTAATGCCAGTAAATATACAAAATTATTTTCAACGATCTGTAGCATTATTAGCGTCTCAATTTCAATTAAGAAATGAAATCGGGTCTTTAACGAATTTGCAAAAAATGATTCAGGCTTTGACTGATGAAGCACAAAATTTAAATACTCAAGAACAACTTTTAGCGAATAAAAGATATTTAAATACTTCTGAAGGTGTTCAATTAGATGGCATTGGACAAATATTAGGCTTAGCTCGTATTCCTGGACAATCCGATTATTCATATAGAGAAGCTTTACAATTTCAAGTTTTTTTAAATCAATCTGATGGGACACCTGAAGAAATGATTTATATTTTAAAATTTTTGACGGACGCTTCTAAAGTTTGGTATATAGAAAATTATCCAGCTTCTTATCAAATGGCAACAAATGGATTATATTTTCCTGAAATTCCGTCGGATTTAGTAACCGTAATTCAAGAAAGCAGTCCCGCAGGAGTTGAATTTTCTGTTTTAGCTGCGACCTATAACAAAGTACCGTTTGTTTTTTCAAGCGACCCTTATTTGTCGCAATTGTATGTTGCTCCTAATCCAAACAATATTTTTCAATTAAATCCATTTCAAGTAAATCCTGGAAGCGGTTTAGTTGATTTTTCTGTTCAAGGTGGAGAAGTGGTTAATCCTGATTTAGGAGGAGGATTTGCGGAAGCAATTGGTGTTTATCCCTCATATACATATGATACAACTGGCGCAGGTCAACTTGTAGAAGCTATTCAAATAAATGGAAATATTCCTCCAACCCCTTAAGGATTTTTTATGGTAAGCAAACCAACCGTTTTCCCTAAATGGGCGTCTCAAGATCAAGTAGATTCAGTTTCATTGCAAAATAACGTTTTGACACCTCCTCAATCTAAACAATTGTATGGATGGACAAGATTGGAATTTCCTCCAAGAAACTTTTTCAATTGGCTTGGAAGATATACGTATTTATGGATTCAATGGCTAGATCAGCAAGAAAGTCAAGCAGCCGTTACGGAGGATAATACTGGAGCAGTACCAGTCGTTGATGTGAATACAGGTGGAATGGCTCAAATAACTGTGATAGATAAAACAACGCCTGCCAATTATTATCAAGGAATCACTTATGTTCCCCCAGGATATAGCAGTGGAACCTTAAATTTTACTACTACAAATTCATCAACTTTGACGGTTTCGGCAATATCTGCCACAGGTGGAGTCACTGTTTCAAGTGGTTCAGGTGATTATATAATTTATGTACAAATGAAAAACCCTTTATAGGTAAAAAATGTCTTCTCCTCCAGTTCAAATGTCCGATTTGCCAGATGGGAATTCATCATTGGCAAATGACGCTTCAGCCGTTGTTTTGATGAGGTCTGGTTTAACGGATTATAAATGTGCTGTGTCTATTATTAGGCAAATCAATTTGTTTATTTTGGGGCAAACCAGTCCTATTTCTTCAGATTTAATGCTAATTTCAAGAGGAAGCGCCAGTAATCCTTCTAATTTAGCGGTAACTTTTGGTTCAGTTGGTTTTCCAAAAAATACTAGAATGTGGTTTATGAATAGTCTTCCACCTGCACCCAATTGGTCATTAGTTCCAAATACAGGAGATAAATTATTAGCTTGTAAAGATTTCACAACGTCTTACGCAAATAATACAGATGTTAGTGTAGCCTCTGGAACATGGCAACAAACAAACGTAGCAAACGGAAATGAAAATGGCGGGTTATTGATTAATCAAATTCCTGGGCATACTCACTACGGAAAAATGGATAATACAAATGGAAATTCAAGTTCTCTTTTTTGTGCTGGTCAAACTGGTCATTCTGCATTTAGAAATACTTCCACTTATTCTACTGGTGGAAATGGTTCAACCGTAAATGCTTCTAATGATAGTAATCCCTCAACGTCAACTCCTTTATCTGACCCCCATAATCACGGAAACACTTGGAGACCTTTAGCAAACGTAGGTACTATTGGAAATAAGGATTTTTGATATGGAATCGACTTCATGCAGGGAAAATTGTCCATTTGTAAAACAAGGTTTTTGTCATTCATATAAGGAATGCCCTAATCACATAGAGACATGGTGGATAAAATCAGATTCTGAGCAACCTATAAAATTAGAAGATTGCTCTCCTAAACGAATGGTTTTACAACAGCAAACATTACAAAGTAAATTAGATTTAACAATGCAAGCTTTGGTTGAAAGCAGAAATGAATATAACATACTATCAACTAATTTGAAAAATATGATTGAAATGGCAAAACAAGTTATTTTAAACAATGATCAAAAAGATATACAGGAAATTAAAAATGAACATGATGAAATTTTTATTCCACATCACGGTGTGTTTTTGTCTGACTAGCTGCACATATAATATCAGCATGGCTCACACAGAAGGAACAGCGAGCGATGTAATTGACGACACGCAAAGCAATACTCCTGACGTTTCACCCACAATCACGGTTCCAATCTCACCAACTGGTCTTTAAAAATGAGTCGGTTACGAAATGTAACCGACCATGTAAAGCGGATTTACATTGATTGCTTTTCGAAAAGTTCATCCATTGAATGCAGGTTTTCATTCTCTGGATAATTTTCTTTTTCCCATTTTGAAAATTTATTTAAAAAATCTTCCTCGTTTTTTACAGCAAAATCAATGACTTTATTTATGGGAAGATTGGATTTTTCAGCGGATTTTTTTACAAATTCAAATTTTCTACTTTCAATTTGCCCAGTAATTTCTTTTAAATGATGTTTTGAAATAAAATCTTCGTATCCTTCGCAAGGTTGATATTCAATTTTATTCGATTGATTGAATGAATCAGTAGATAAAGCCATAGTTGAAGAAACTGTTGCAGGAATTAATGGTGGAATGTTTCCGTCTCTATCATCACCAACAAGCTCACCAGTTACTAAAACACCTACCATAACCTCTGGAACATGCTTTCTAGCTCCTCCAGTTAAACAACGTGAATATAGCATATCATCAAGGGAAGTTTGCCAATTTTTCTTGCTTAAATATCCTGCATTTTTTGCTTTTTCAACCGTATACTCGAATTCAAAAGGTTTGTAATTTGGATCATTTTTTCTATCTCCACGAACGAAGCGAATTCTGCATGATTGATTATCCAACTTTAAAACCTCTGTTTTATGCCCAGCTTTCAAAATAAGAGCGTCTATCATAATAGCTGAAAAGGTCACTTTTCCGTCAAATGTATGTAATCCACCATTAAGACAAGCCATAAACGGAAGATCATATTCTTTTGCAGTCAAATAAATAGCCATTACTCCCCCGGGACCGAGTTTTTGATAAAAAGGGGAGTTAGCCATGACCTTGCAAAACTCAATTAAGGCGTGGATTTCTTGAGGAGTTGGCATATTAAAATTTTGTTGCTTCATGGTGATTCCTAATTTTTTATTCTTAATGATGTTTTGGTTATTTTTTTTATTTCTATCCCAGGAATATTTCTCACGCCTAATGAGATATCTTTTTCAATTAATTTTTCATCAATTTTTAGGTATTCTTTCGGTATTGAATCAAAATTTAAAATCTCAAAACTCCATTCCTCTTTAATGTGATATGTACCGTCCTCAACTTTTAAATCAGTGAAATCTGAAAAGGGATTTTCTTTTTGTTCCGACGACCAATTATCAAGTTTTAATTTCAAATTTTCTTCAATCGAATTTAATTTATCTTTAAAATCCTTAACGAGTTTATTTATAGCTTTTTGATAATCAAAATGAGGCTTAATTATCTGCAAACGGCTTTCATCCAACGCTTTTTCCAATTTGCGAGTTTGTAAAGCCATTGATAGAACGGATTTTGCATCATTTTCAGATCGAATTGAAATAGCAGCAGCGGAGTTTTCTAGAAAATCTATATCAAATTCTCTAGTCAATTTATATTTCAATTCATTGATATTTTCAATTTTGATAAGGTCAAAATTTTGTTGATTCATTTAATTCTCCAGCATTAAACAATAATTACACCCTGTGCCAAAACATTTTGGGCAACAAATAATTTGATCCAAATTTGTGTCATCTTCATATTGAATCATATCCATGTCATAATCAAAATCATCATCAAATTCTATCATGGATCAAGTCCTTCTTTTATGGTTTCTAAACATTTAATAATTTCATTTTCATTTTCAATCATATTTTCTAATTCAATAATAAATGGACTATTCATTTTTAACCATTTCATTAAATTAATAATTTCATTATGAGAATCAATAATTTCATTTCTTTTTTTTATTTCTAATTTTACTTGTGAAAGTGTTAATTTTATCATTTAATGCTCTCATTTTAATGAGTTAATCCAGTTTCCCAACATTCAGTTCCACTACAAACATAATCGCCACAATCTTCACAAGTAAATTGTCTAGCGGGTATTAATTTATCTAATTCATCAAAATGTTCATCGGGAATATACCAACATTTTTGATCTGCATTCCATTTCCCCCCTTTTGATTTTATCAAATCTTTTATTTCAAATGTATTACCATACAATCTTTTCATTTTTTTACCTTTTATTTAAATATCATTTGAGTTATATTTTTTATATTCCTCCGTTTATGCGGAGATAGACCGTATTATTATAGCGCGAATATTGCTATATTTTTGTTTTCCCCCGATTGTTTGGGGATAGACCGTATAATTATAAGGCATAACCGCTTATAAATTTTTTTCCCCCGCCTATGCGGGGATTTTTATTTCTCGTTTTTCCCTTTTTACTATTGAGTTTATATGAGGCCAATTTCTTTTTGCATTTATTGCCTTTTCTTTTGTTTCATAAATACCCAGCCAACCCGATTTTTTACCGTTCCATGTTGCATATAATATATATATATATTTTGATTTAACTTTAATTTCGTTCATTTATTTTCCTTGTTTTTTAAATCTTTTATTATCAAAATATTGCGATAAAACTTCAGTAGCATCCCTATATTTTCTTGTATCTATCCAAAAATATGAATTATCATAATTTTTAAATTCTTGTAATGTAATATTACATAATTCGTGATAGTAATCATGATCTTCATGATTTTTATCTAACATTATATTTTCAATTTCTTTAATACGTTCTTCCCTAATTTTTAAAGCCCATTCAATTTGTTTTTCGCTACCTTTCATATCATCACCTATTTATTTGTTTATCGTGTTTTAAAGGGGGATCCCCCCCTTGATTAATTTATTTCAAAAGTTCTATAGTATACCCTTTATAATATGATTTTAATATTTTTGTACCTACTTTGGAAATTTCTTTAGGCATTAAAGCCATTAATTTTTTATTAAATGCAGGTATATGAATATTTTCGTAAAATGCTTCCTTCCCTAATGCGAAAGCTGTTTGTATCAATTCTTTTTGTGTCATTTTGTTCACCTAGTTATTTGTTTCTCATGTTTTATTTAACGTTCCTCGCTTTAGCAATCTACCGGTTAGGGCTAGGCGTTAATCGCTGTACTTGTTAAAGTGTAAATATTAACAAATATCAAGATTAATGTAAACCCTTTTGTGAAAAAAATAAAAAAAATCATCCAACAGATTACTTCAGAGGATTATTTATTTTTTCTAATAAAAAGTTGCAATAAATATTTTTTTTTGAGATGATATTTTTAACCAAGGAATTTTATGGGAGATTCAGAAAACATAATTCAAGTTGAAAATCATATAGCAAGCAATAATTTAGCTGTTTTTTTTAACAAAATTTTTGCATTAAAAAATTCTATAAAAAATCAGCTTGAAAAAAATGAAATTTGCCATAAAGATTTTTTACAAGAAATTTACAATCAATTGCATTTTTTAATAAAGGATGAAAGATGAAAAAAATTATTTTACTTAGTTTTGTTTCGACCATGTGCTTTTTTGAATCTACGGTTTGCGCTTGTGTTAAGATAGGACCAAATAACACTTATACAGTGGATCAATACGGATGCAAAAAAGTTAAAGAAGACGTTCAAAAAAAATTACCCCCAATTCCATCAAGAAAATCCAATTAATAATAATTACTTAAAATATCTGAACAGATCAAGAGCTTTCAAAAAAAGTTCTTGATCACGTTCGAAATTTTCATACTCCATGATTTTTATTTTATCTGCGTATTTGGGTAGCATTAAGCAAATTCGGCGTTGAATTTTTTCATTGAACTTTTCTTCATATAGCATTTGATAGGCTGCCGTTTGTAATGCCCATGTTTTAGAAGCCGTGGCAGGTGTTTTAATATCTACAATCGTTAATCCCTTATCTCCTCGTAGTCGTACAAGCAAATCAAACGCTCCTGAGATTTTATGATTTTCCGAATTTATCCTCATTTCTGTATGGATCAATTCTACAACCATATTATCAAACCAATTTACAAATTTATCAAAATAATTCTTGCAATCTTCATCGATCTCAGCTAAAAAAAGATTGAGTGCATGGCTTTCGCAATAGGAATGTACCTTAGATCCTCGATCAGCAGCTTTTTTGACAATTTCTTGATCAAGAAGATGTAATTTTGTGTAAACACTCAAAATTTCGGTGACTCTCGTGTAACCTTCTGGAATTTCAGTCATTTTTTTCATCGTGTCCTATGTGGTGTTGCAGGTTCCCTAGAGGTGTGTGCCTCTAGGGATTTATTTTATTTCTTTTTTGACATTTCAATGGATCTTTTCCTAAAAATTTTTCCAAACTTTTCTACTTCAACAGTTTTTTGTCGAAATTTGAACATTAAATTTTTAGATGGATTTTCACCATGATCTATTGCATTCCAACATTTTATTAACAAAACATCATACGAATTCATAAAATTTGTAAATGCTCTTATAAAAACATCGAAACCGCAACTCTCCATTTGTAAAAAAAATTCTTTATCTAATCTTTCATTCATATTTAATCCTATTGATTTTTTTTTATTGTATGGATAAAATCAATGCAATTCCAGTAAATACGCCTGAAAAAAATAGCAAAGGAAGAATTTTAATGAATCTTTTCATTTCTATTTTGGGATCATGACTCGCAATCTCTCTCCCTAAATGGTTTTTTTCATTGATCAAGCTTCTTCTTTTTTCTAGGATATTAAACGGTATTTTTTGTTTTTCGTATAATTTTTCTATCATAAAATCTCCTTGATTTTTGGGTTTTGGGAATTAATTTTCTCAAAACCTTTTTTTAAATAACACCCTTTATTAGCATTGTGAGCCTCCAGAAGTCTATTCTGCGGTTTTTATTCATTTTTTACAACATAAATATTTACATATTATCCGTTTTCGTGTAAATTCGTTTTCATAAAGGAGGTGAAATGATGATTACAACAAAAAACTCTCAGTTGGAAAAATGGTTAAAAGATAAAAAAATGTCTACCAATAGATTCGTAGAATTGGTTGGTTGCTCCAGACCTGTCATATGGAAGGTTAAAAGGGGAATCGCAATTTGTCCCCTTTATGCAAAACGAGTTTTTGACTTAACCAACGGAAATGTTCAACCGATTTGTGAAAAAGTGGGACGTCCGTGGTAATATGAACATTTCCACATACAACAAATAATCTTATATTGTATAATACTAGAATGAGAATGAGAATAATTATTGCCATTAGGAGCCTTAGAATGACATGAACATTAAATTTACTGTTAAGGAAAACGATTTGATACAATTTAAAAAACGTCGATATATTCGGATGTTGGTCAATCGTGCTGTTTCAAAAGGAGATTTGAAAAAACCTGATTCATGCGAATTGTGCAGAGAAAAATGTAACGCGCAATCTCATCATGTGGATTATGGAAAACCTTTTACGGTAGTTTGGTTATGTAGAAAATGCCACGGTATGGTTCATAGAAAAAATCACATTTTGAATCCTTCTAATAACGTTCAAACTCCACTACCTTCATGTGTCGATAAATACGAAATGATCAATATTTCTTTTACCGTGCCGATTAGAAATTATTTAGCATTGGTTTCTGAAGCAAAAAAACAAAAAAAGACCATTGCTTCCATAATTCGAGAACACACTTTAAAAATATATCCAATAGATAATAATCAATTAGAATTTAATTTTGAGGAAAATTCCAATGACTACTCATCGAGCTTCCATGAAAAAAGAATACCAAGCGTGGCAGAGAATGAGAATGTATTGCTACAACAAGAAAGTACCCATGTACAAGAAGTACGGAGGAAACGGAATCTCAATTGTTCCGGAATGGAACAGTTTTTCACAATTCCTATCAGACATGGGTCCAATTCCAGAGCTTTGCAACGGCTTAGAACTCATAGATAAAACGAAAGATTTTTCCAAATTCAATTGTAAATGGGCTAGAAAAAAATGCGGAAGACCTGCTGAAAATAAATCCAAACTTCCTAAAAAAAGAATTGGAAAAATGATGAATCCAAAAACGATTTGTTTAGCTATTGAAAAAGATTTGCTTGACTATATAAAGTCACAAGCTTTACAAAAGTCACTGAGTGAACGATATTTTATCGAACCGAACGACTTAATACGCGATGCGTTAATAAAAGCGTTTCCATATCCTAAACAGGTAGATATGTTTGGTTGCAAATGAAAAAACAAAAAAAGCTCTTTGAATATTTTTCAAAGAGCTTAACGCTAATTAACAATAAATATAGATCGGCCAAAAAAAAATTCGCCGTTAAATCTATTTTAGAAGTAACAGCGAATTTGCATTCAACACATTTTTGGAGTAATAACCCAGGGGGGATTTTTACTCATTATATTAGCCACATCAAAGCAATATAATTTGTACTCACGAATATAGCATTCTCGAGATTTATTGTAAATACCGCAAATGAAAATTGTGCGATTTAATAAGTTTTAAAGAAATCTTTTTCTAGTATGTTTATCTTGCTTTGATCTCAAAATTTTAACGAGGTCAAATGACTGAAACATTAATCAATCCAAATCTTACTCACATTGCAGCAGATCGTCCCGATCATTATTACCGTACAGAAATCCCAAATATCATTTTTGAATTATTAGATCCTTTTCAATTTGTGGTTTATTGCCATTTGAAAAAAATCACTGGCGATACCGGGGAATGTTGGATGAATATGAAAAATTTAGCCAAAAATTGCGGGATGGGAATGACGAAGCTTAGGGAATGTTTGAGAGATTTAGATACTCAAGATAAATTTATTCAAGGAACAAGCTTAATAAATATCATTCGAAGGAAAAAACCCGATGGTTCTTTTGAATCCAATATTATTTATGTAATCGATATTTGGCGAATAAATGGGAACTTTTACAGGAGAAATAAAAATAAAATTGATGCTTCGCCAAAAGTGGTAGGGGTACCTTGCCATGGAAACGAGTATACAACGCAAAACGATGTAAAACAAGAACACATTGAAGAAGAACCCATAGAAGAACAAACAACAGCAAAAGAAGAAAAAAAGGAAAGTTCCCCTTCCAATCCTTTGTTTGTTTGTTCTTCTTTAGAAAAAGAAAAAATGAAAATCCTAGAGAAATACAACCTCAACCCAAAATTTTTGAAGTTTTGCTTATCCTTTGACATTCCACGATTGCAATCAGCATGCTTAGCTTTCGATCAGTGCAATCAAAATCAAAAACTTGACAATCCACTTGGCTTTTTAAGGCAAGCTCTTCTAAACGCTTGGAAACCCAATCCAACGAAAAAGGATAAAATAGAAGCTAAAAAGAAGGAAATTGATGATTTAGGAGAAAAAATCTCACAAAATCACAAAAAAGCTTTGTTTTTGCATAAAAAATATAAGAAATTATTCACAAATGATTTGAATTTTTTCGTTTCCGATAAATGCGTATATTTGAAATACCCAAATAAATCCTTTCCTGTTAATTTATCGGAAAATGATTGTATATCATATATAGAGTATTATATACAAAGTTACTTGTTAAGTAAATCAAATGAATAAAATAATTTATACACGCTATTAAAAAAGTAAAATTTAAACAAATATATTAATAAAAGAGATTTCATATGGAAAAATTTGAATTTATAGGATTTGAAGAGACGCCAACAGAAAAATATATGGGAATTTTAACAGTGAGGGTTCATGGGTCGGTTGTTATCATTTTGCGGTATAAAATCATTGCTAAAAAAGACAATAGCGGTTTTTTTCCTACTTGTGCCTCTTACAAAATGTCAAACAGGATGCCAGGAAATGAATATCACGAGTGTTTTATGTTGGATTCACGATCTGATAATGAGCAAATTATAAAATTTGTAATGCACAATTTTAATAATTGGTATAAAGCAAAAAATGCCGCTCCAGTTCAAAATATTCAATATCCTTATCCCCATACTAATATTAATCAAAGCAATGTAAATCCTCCAGATGATGGAAATTTACCTTTTTAAGGAAGTTATGAAAGAAAATTCAAATATACGATTAGAAGAAACTTTTGAAGAAGCGAAAATTCATGACGTGACTGTTTGTGAAAAAAATTGTGATCATGAAAAAAATAAACATGAAAAATACGATCATGAAGAAAAAAAAGATTGTGAATATAGGAATGGTTAGTAAATGCCGTAAATGATAAAAATAAAATAAAAAATGAGGATTTATGGTTTTACCAATTGAAAATAAATTCACAAGTTTACTCGCTTTATCGTCTGTTTTAGGGGTTAATCTTCTTCAAGAAACTAGAACTATAAACGATTCCAATGGAAATGTTTTATATTTTGGATATGCAATTGCCCCTTCTGCGGATACTGCCTTGCCTATTTGGGCAATTTTAAAATGCTCATATGATGGAAATGGGTTTTTGAATTACATTCAATTGCCAAATGATGGTCAAGGCTATATATATATTTGGGATGACGTAACAACCTATTTTTAGGAGACTATGAGCCAACAATTCAAGCTAAACCCATTTACAGGTCAATTTGATCTAGTTGAATCATCTATTTCCCCTATACCTCCAGATGTACCAACTCAATTTTTATTGGATGATGGAAATTACGCAACAGCTTTATCCAACATCATGAAAGTAACCGAAGGATCTGGCACAAAAACTGCTTTAGGTGATCCTAATCAAATTAAAATCAATGTGATTAATGATGGTTTTCCTTGGTCAGATAAAGCCGTTTCTTTCAATGCAATTTCTCAAAATGGTTATTTTTGTACAGCAGAATTAACCGTTTCTCTTCCAACGATAGATTTAACTTCAGGATCGACAGTAATAATTTATATTGATACTGCTAGCGAAGTCACGATTCAAGCGGGAGCGGGTCAACAAATTGAAATAAGCAAAACACTTTCAACTACCGCAGGTACTGCCACAAGTGAAAATCAGGGCGATATGGTTCAATTGGTATATAGAGAATCAGATACTACGTGGCACGCTATTTCGGTGACAGGATCTTTTACGATGGCATAAGGAATTTTTTATGGTTGGATTAGCAAATAGTTTAAATATTTCTGAAGCAGGTTTTGTTTCTCATAATGGTCTGGGAACTTTTTATGGAAGAACTCTTCAAGAAGGTGTTGGAATAACAATAACCAATGCAGATGGGATCGATGGTGATCCTATCATAAATGCTGAACAACCCACTTATCCTATTTCATTGGCTGATGGTGGTACAAGTGCATCATTAACTGCCATAGAGAACGGAATATTTTATTGCACTTCTACTGCTGCAGCAATATTACCGACTGCAAATAGTGCTTTATTAAATACTAGCTCAAGTGGCGTTCCGTCGATGACGAGTAGCCCAACAATATCTGGGACTCTAACTGCTGCAAATGTGACTGTGACCGGTGTGTTAAATTTGCCTGCCACAACAAGCTCAAGCGCCGGTTTATTAAATCTTGGTGGAAATAGTTTTTTGCATTCTTATGGAGTAGGTGACAATAACACATTTGTTGGGACAATAGCAGGAAATTTCACTTTAGATATAAATTCCACTTCTAATAATACAGGAATTGGATATTCGAGTTTAAGATCACTAACAGCAAATGCGGTTCAAAACGTAGGCGTAGGAAATTTTAGTCTTAGTACATTGACTATTGGATCTGGAAATACTTCGATTGGATATGAATCTGCTTATTTATTAACTACAGGAATTAATAATTGTAATTTTGGTCATGCTGCAGGACTTGCTTATACAAGCTCGGAATCAAATAATATAAACATTGGTTATAACGTTTTTGGAACCGTAGGAGAATCAAATGTAACTAGAATTGGAAATGGACAAACAAAATGTATTATAGACGGTATTGCTGGAGCTTCTGTTTCTAATGCGAAATCAGTTGTTATTGATTCGGTAACAGGTCAACTGGGCGTAATAAATGGTTTAGTAATCATAAAGAGTGCCTCCGTAGATATGACAAGCGCAACGCCTCAATTGTTATTTTCAAATGGTGGAACCCCGTTTATAGTCACCGAACTGGTTGAGTTTGCTACAGATATTGACACAAAAAGCGGAAATGCCAATTTTACAATAGGCTGGACGCCAACAGCATATGATGACCTTTATGCTGGTCAGGATATTTTAGCTAGCACAAACACAGCATTAAATATTATTTCATTTCAAGACATTTTGTCAAATTCGTCGGGTGTTATTCCAGCCTCAACCGATGTTTATATAAACATTGCCTCTGGTTCAACCGCTGTTACAGACACACAGAACTTTTATTTTTTAGGATATTATTTATTTTAAATTTTCAATGTAAAGCGGATTTACATAAGGAAAAAATGATTAAAATTGACTTGATAGCAACACCAAAATATAAAAATACTCTTCAGCAATATGGTGTAGGTGCATTAAAATATAATGGCTCAGATGTAAACGGACCGATTCAAGCAAAAGAGATTGCGTCATTCAATAGCGGTAAATCTTACAATCAACAAGTAAAAGTAAAATCTAATTACGATAAATTTGGAGTAAGAAAAAAATGAAATTCAATAAATTGAAAGAAAAAATTAAAGAAGTCCCTAAAGATCAGGAGAAAAAAAATGACAAGCAACATAATCCCGTCAGACAAACGCCAGGAAAATCGAATGGGAAACCCGGGAAAAAATAATATTTTTGTTGGTTCTCGATCTGGTGGAAAAGCAGAAGAATCAAGAACGAAACAAGCTTCAATCAAACATCAAAATCCTGAATTTTTTAAAAGACAATCAGATCGAAAAAATTTTGATATGTCAAATGAAAATGTTGGAAGGGGTTTAGGTCAAATTGGTGCAAGTGATATTAAAAAAAAAGATAATGAAATTCCAGCTCGAAAAGATGTGCCAATTCAACGAAATTTTAATCATCATCAAAAAAATGTTGGTCGCGATCCAGGACGTGGAGAGGGGCAAGTGGGACGTGATCAGGCTCCGTTCCAAATGAAGCAATTTTCTAAAGGAACAATTTACTAGGAGTTTTATATGACAGATTCAAATTACGTTTACGATAAAGGTACAATTTTTGTAGCTCCAGGTGGGGGCGGTGCTCCAACTCCATTGGCTCCAGGAGCGGCAAATCAAGCTCTTTTTGCTAACCCTGCTTCTGATTTAGGAGTTGAATGGGGAGTTGGTTCTGCAATGGGAAACGTGGTCGGTCCAGTATCATCCACAGCTCATCATTTAGCAGCATTTGCTGACACTTCAGGCGAATTATTAGAAGATAGTGGAATATTGACTGCTGACGTTTCAACAGGCCCAGCAAGCGCCACTTCTGGTAATGTTCCATCTTTCAATGGAACTGGCGGTAAAATTCTTCAAGATTCCGGAGTTTCTGCTGCTTTGATTGCAAAAGGTGTGGCAGGACCGGTAACAGATAATACACTTCCTCGTTTTGATGGAACAGGTGGAAAACAACTTCAAGCTTCAAATATTGCTGTTAGTGATACAGACGTTATGACATTTCCAGCAAATGGAGGAAATGTTTTAACTGCAGGTACTAGAAAAGGTTCATTTACGTTAAGTTCTGGAACTCATGCTAAAATTTTGACTGCTGCTGCTGTGACAGGATCAATTATAGTATATACTATTTCATCATTGGGCACCGTAACTGCTCCTCAAGCAATTTTGACTACGATTGACACTGGAGTTGGTTTTACTCCTGTTTCAGCTGATGCAACAGATACAAGCACTGTAAGCTGGGCTATTGTAGGATAATTGCGAATCATTTCGTTGACATCAACAAAATGATTAATAATATTATGTAGATCAATTCGAGGTAATTCTCGATATGATCTACAATATATTATGAATTGCCTAACTCGCTAGATTTTATATTTTCTTTTTCTTTATCTTTTGGTTTTTCTGGAACAGGCAATGGAAAATAATCGTGTGATTCTACGATGTTGTTTATATTCATTTTGAATACCTTTTTTTTATAACTATTAAATTTTCTATCCGATTATCAAGAGGATCGCTATTTATATGATAAACATGCTCATACGGTTCTAATAATCTTCCCAAATGTTCTTCCATTAAATGACGATGCAAACGTTTTTTGCTGCCTTTAATTGTTTTGTAGGGATATGTTTTTTTAATGATTTTGACACCTTAAAATACAGAAAATTACAAAAATAATGCTTACAAGGATTAAGGAAATGGAATATCCAAAAGTAAAACCCAAAAAAAAAAAATCATTTTCAAATAATTCTTTAATTTTTTTAAACATTTTATCCTCTTATCGCTTTGAATTTTTTCAAATAGGACGCTTCATTATAATAAGCGTGGGATTGATCAATTTTAGGGTTTTTGATACACATTGCAATTCCATCATCTTTTTTTTGTATCCAATTTTTATTTGATTTTAAATTTTTAGATTTTTTTAAGCAATCTTCAGAGCAAATTTTATGATTATGTCTGGTTTTTTTGAATTCATTTTTACAAATTGAACAAGTTGTTTTACCATAATCAACATATTTTCCTTAAATTTGTTTTTTTAATTTTATCAAATATCTTTCATATTTATAGATACAATCAAAACAAGTTTTTCTTTCATATCCATTGTAAGTGATATCGACTGGTTTAATTTTGCAATGCGGACACATTTTATTTTTCATTTTTTATCTTACTAATACATTATGTTTACCATAATCATCATTAACATGAGGGTAATTTTTTTTCCATTCTGACCAATACTTTTTATCAATTTCGCTTTTATTTTTATTAAAAATTTTTGACAAAAGTAATGATTGCCTATAAATTGACCAAATATAATTAATATCTTGATCTTTTAAAATACTTTTATCTTCAAAACTTAAAGCTAAATTTGCTAAATCTTCATGAAATTGTTCCAAATATATGGAAAAATCTCTTATAAATTCTAATTCTTTAATGTTCATTTACGATTTCCTTTAAAATATTTAAATATATGGGTAGCCTTGTACTTGTTCGCTGAAAGGTGAAATTTTTTTAGCAGGTGATTCTGCTTGATATTTGCTTTTGTAAACATCTCTAGGCGTAATTGTTCCCACGTCTCCATGATTTGCTTTTTGCGCTTCCGCTTTGGCTTTTGCAATCGCTTCTCTACGTGGAACTCCTTCTCCAATCATTTCTTTAATCCTTTCATGAATATTTGGGATTGGAACGGCTTTTCCTTCTGGAGCGTTTGGATTTTCTCTATTGTATGAATGAACAGGAAATATGTCTGGAGGTAAATTAATCTCTTGATTTCTCCCAGGGTTATATTGTTCTTTTTGTCGTGGATACGATGGATGGTTTTTTTCATAATCTATTTTTCCAGGTTGGCTTTGCTCTCCGTGTCCTTGAAGAACATCAACCCCTAAATTCACATTTCCCCATTGAGGTGATCTATAAGCCATAAATTTATCCTTTTAAATTTTTAATTGTTAAAATCAACTCCATTCTTTCAAGTTCTTTTCTTCTTTTTCTTTTATCAAACCATTGAATAAAAGCTAAAAATAAAAAAGTCAATAAAAAAGCTGTGCTTCCAAATAAAAAACCCATTATGAAACAGGTTATAACAGAAAATATGCTAAAAATTGTTTCCATTAATTTCTCTCAAGTAAAATATCAATAATTAATCTCATTAAATCTATCAACTCAATTTGAGACATTTCATTCAATTGTATTTTCCAATATTTTATTGTTTTTTCGTCCATTGTAAACATATATTTTTCTCGTTTTGTTACTTGTATATTTAATCTATTAAAGAATCAGTTCTTTTTAATAATTCTTGATAAATTATATCTCTTATTTTATTTTCGTCACTTCCATTTAATTCATTTATTTGATTATATGCAAACAACAAAAGATAAACTTCATTTTTTAATTTTTTAATTTCATTACATTTTTCAACGATTAAATTGTTGAATTCTTGTTTCATGCTTAGCATTGATCGTCCTCTTTTTCTTCATTACAATTTTTATCAAATATCTCAAAACATCTTTCAGAATTCATCAATAAAGATTGGCAAATTGTTTTCACGCTTTGATCAATTTGATCTTGATTTTCACATTGACAAGTGGCCATTTTCAATAAAAATATAAGATATGAATTTATAAAAATATTTCCATCATATTTATCAATTATTGGAGTCAAAACATATTTAATTTTATCAACACATTTATTTATTTCTTGTGATATTTCAGGAACATCAGGCATTTCCCTTATACATGGATTTTTCATTTTTATTCCTGTTGGTTAATTTCAATTTCGGAAAATATGGCAGATCCAAAAGTGTTTAAAATCCATTCTTTTCCATTCCAAATGAATTTAGGATTGATATCAATTTTTCCATGTGTGCTACATAAGCGGACTTGACTTCCGCAATGTTTGCCGTTTCTAATAGGATGGTATTGAGATTCTACGATCACATGTCCATTAATTATGATTAATTCCACAATATCCCGATTTAAAATAGGATGCGGAAGAACATAAATTTTTTCTTTATCAATCCAATTTATATAATCTGCGCTTAAATCTAGATAATTTTCCTTGTCATAAAAATTATTCATTTTGTTCCTTTATTTTTTTTAAATCATTAGATAATTCGATTCCTGAAGAAATACATAAATTGATCAATTTAACCAATTCCTCTTGATCTTTTATTATAGTAAAAAGAATTCCTATTGAAGTTCTTAACATTAAAAGTGCTATTAAGGATTCGTCAAAATCTTTTTCGCAATCTATAAAAACTTTTAAAATTTTTTTTTGTAATTTTTGCCCAAATTCTTCAGTATATGGTTTAAATTGTTCTTGTTTATTATTCATTATAAACTCCTTGAATTTTTCCAATCCATATTTTTAGATTTCATACCCCAATGTATTAATGATTCAATATTTTCAATCTCAAAACCTTTTTCCAAAAAATATTCAGTTAAAATAAAACCGCAAGCAAAAATTACTTGTTTATCAAGAGATGAATTTTGAAAATGATTGTCCAAGATCGGCTTCAATTCTTCGGCTAAATTTTCCATGTGAGTTTCAAATTGTTCTTGTTTATGATTCATTATTTCCCTTTTTTATTGTCAATGTCACTTTTAAAAAATGATCGGGAATTTTATCCCGATCATGTACTTAAGTTATTAATATTGATTATTTTGCAAGTTCAGCCATTTTTTCAGTTAAAGTCCACAAAGCAGTATTTAATCTAACATTTTCATTCACTGAATTAACGGCTCTTGTACGTTGTCTAGACCCATTTTCATTTCTATAACGGATTCCACCTCTGATTATATTTTCTTGAATAACGTTAAATGTAGTCCAAAGATCATTTTTATTATTATCAGCAGCTCTTCGTGGAGCCAAAATTTGATTAGTTGTTAATGGAAAATCTTCTTCAATTTCACTTGATGAATCCCATTTTAAACTCATTGCAACTTGAGCGTAAGCTGTTTTTTGTTCTTGATTCAATTCTATTGATTGCCAATCTAAAGCTTTTGTCACGCTTATAGGAACGATATTTATTAAATCTGAAGCAGCTTCAACAACAGAAGAAATCACGTCTCCTTGATGTCGTACGCGACGGCAAAATAAATCATCTCCAACGATCATACCATTAGAACAAACTAAACGATAAACGCCAGCTCTTAATTGATAAGAGGATGATCCATCATGAGAATTTACCATGACGATTTCAGGCATAACTCCACCAACTAAACAACTGTTTTCATGTCTAAATCTCATGATATGTTTCACGTGATTTTTTTTGTCTTCGTTTCTTGTTCTAGATTGAAATGCCGCGACAGGATGAAAACCATTTTCTCCTAATCCACGGATAACGTCTATTGTAGGAATGAAACTGTATTTATCGCTAACATGTTGTGACCCACCAGTTGCAAAAACGCTTGGAACTAATTTATTCAACTGGACTTCGTTTAGAAAATTTGTCATAATGACTCCTAAAGATTATTGGTTTTTAGGACGGTCGCCACCGTCCTTTTTTATTTTAAGCTTTTAACGTTAAGTTATTTGCTTATGAGTAAATATTAACAAATATCACAATTAATGTAAATGGAATTTCATGAAAAATTTGTTTTTTTTTAAATTCTTATTCTTGGTATACGTAAAAGCAAGAAAAAAAATCGGGTTATTATGGAAATAGATATAAAATTCAGAAAAAAAGGATGTTGGTCTATTGATTCTGATAAATGCAAAGGTTGCATGACCAAAAGAAAAAAACATTTCGCGAAAGGTTATTGCTCTATATGTTATCAAAGAGCGTATAGAGAAGCTGTAAAAATAAAAAATAAAAAAAACGATCAGGAATAAAATGGTTTTTACCATTAAAGATCTAAATAAATTGAAAAAAAATAAAATTCAAAAACATAAATTCGGAGCCATTGCTTGTGAAAGAGACAATAAAAAATTCCCATCCAGATTGGAAAGACGATATTATGATTCACTTAAACTTAGGCAGCGCGAAGGAGAAGTGGTTTTCTTCCTTCGCCAAATCGGGTTTGATTTACCAGGTGGGGTACGTTACATATGTGACTTTCAAGTGTTTCTTAGCGACGGTACGGTTGAGTTCATTGATACGAAAGGACGAGATACGCCGATGTCGATTGCTAAGCGAAAAATGGTAGAAGATCTTTATCCGATTGAAATAAAAATAGTCAAAAAGGTTTAAAATGAATTTTAAAGAAGATCCACATATTGATATTTTTAGAATGTGGATAAGTAATCATCTAACAAAATTAAAACAAGAATTGATTTTTTCAAATGAAAATAAAGATTTTTGCGAAACAATTATGAAATTTCCTGAAGGAATAGATTCAGAATATGAAGGGGAAGTTAAAATTACGGTGAGGAAAAAAAATGAGTTTAGAACAATTAATTGGAACAATATTTGATTCTCATTCCGACGAAATAAAATCATATATTGTTAATGAAATTTTAGATGATATTGCCGAAATGGTGATGGATATTTATGATGATCATGATTGCACTTTAACAGAAAAAATTTTAAAAAGAGAAATTATAAAAAAAATTGGAGTAAATTATGTTAGAAAATGAAAAAAAAGATGTTGATTTAGCTATGCACTTGAATTGGGATGATGAAATTAATATGTTCATTATTTCTTATTTGCAAGATTCAAAAGCTGTTTTTCAAATCAAAATGTCTCCAGCTTCATTTGAAAAAATGACTGAAGACATGATAAGAACGGTAAAAAATTACAATCTTTTTCAAGCTCAAAAACATCAAGAAAAAACTCAAGAAATTCAAACAGAATTAACTAATGAAGAAAATTGCAATGAACAAGTTTTAATTGAAACAGAAAAAACAGAATAAAAAAAATGAAAAAGAAAAAAAAGCAATATAAAGAAAAACCAATTTGGACAACTGAAATAAGAAAAATTTCTGAATTAAAAGATCATCCATATAATCCTAGAATTTTAACTAAATTCATGGCAGAAAAATTAAAAAATTCTTTCGAAAAACACGATTACGTAGAATTATGCGTGATAAATCGGGATAATATGATTATTGCAGGTCATCAACGTATAAGAACAATGAAAGAATTAGGATGGGAAGATAAAGAAATTGAAGTTAGGGTACCAAATTTCAAGTTAGATCAAGAACAAGTGGACGATTATTTATTGACTTCCAACAAAATAACAGGTGAATTTAATCAAGATATGTTGGCTAATCATTGGGATGAAGATTTTTTGGAAGAAATAGGATGGACGCGAGCAGAATTTGGTCAAGAAGAAGAAGAAGATGAAGAAATTGAAGGAATCGATCCAGAGAGTAAATTAGCAATTGAAATCACGTGTGAAAATGAAGATCAACAAAGAGAATTATATGAAGAGTTTGAGCAAAGGGGCATAATTTGTCGACTTATGACATTATAAAAATAAATATCACAAAAAAATTAGTTCATTCAAATCATTTTAATACAAAATGGGTAATGAATCGATATGATTTAGACGTGAATTTATATGAAAAAAATTGGAATTTCGAATTTAAATTTCCTGATAAATGGGAAATTGGATTAATAGTTGGAAATTCAGGATCGGGAAAGAGTTTAATAGCTCGTCATTTATTTGAAACAGTTTATCAAGATCAAGTAATTTCAAATGTCGATATTCCATTAGTCGAAGCTATGGGAATTCATGATATGAAAGATATTATAAACGCTCTAACACATGTAGGAATGGGAAGTACTCCAGAATGGATCACTCCTTATAAATATCTTTCTACTGGTCAAAAAATGAGAGCAGATTTGGCTTTTTGTTTATTAAATGATAAAGAAAAGATTGTATTTGATGAATTTACTTCTGTAGTAGATAGACAAGTTGCCAAAGTAATCAGTCATTCGATTTCAAAAGCTTTCAGAAAAAAACAAAAACAATTTGTGGCTATTACTTGTCATCATGACGTAGAAGAATGGTTAGAACCTGATTGGGTTTTAGACATGGATTTAAAGGAATTTAGAAGCTCAAAAAAAGCAGACCGAATTTATCCTTCGAAATTCGATCTTGTCAAAGGAAGGTTTGGAATGTTTTCAAAGATTTTCATTATTTGAGTCATTCCTTAGCAAATAATGTAGATTGTTTTCTTGGATTAATTGATGAAAAACCATGTGCTTTTATTTCGGTGATTTATTTTCCTCATCCAAAAGCGAAAAATATTTATAAAACTCATAGATTAGTTGTATTGCCAGAATATCAAGGATTGAGTATTGGTAGGATAATGACTGATGAAATAGCCAAAATGTATTTAAAATCAGGTTATAGGTTTAGGGAAACTACTAGTCATCCTGCAAGAATTGCTTCTCATAAAAAAAATAAAAATTGGATATGCTGTCATCAAGGAAGAGTTGGTGATCCAGGAACAACAGGAAATGGAGTTGGAGGTAATTCAAGAAATAGATTTACAACTTCATGGGAATTCATAGGTAAATAATGCAAGATCATAGAAAAAATAAAAGAGTATCTACCATTCGATCTCCAGAAGATTGTAAATTAGGAAAAAAAGGAACGGTTGGAAGACCTGAAAGAGATTTTGATCCCAAAATTTTTGAAAATTTATGCAGAGCTTTATGTACCGTTGATGAAATTGAAGCCATTTTAAATACTCATCAAAGAACTTTGGATAAATGGTGCAAAAGATATTTCAATAAATCATTTCAACAAGCTTATGATGATTTTAAATCTCACGGAAGAGCTAGTTTGAGGCGAATTCAATTTAAATTATCCGAAAAAAACGCTGGAATGGCTATTTTTTTAGGTAAAAATATTTTAGGTCAAACCGATCAAATCACTCAAAAAATTCAAACAGAAGAAAAATTAACAGAAAAAAACGTTTTAGACATGCCAGATAATAGTCATAGATATGCTAAAAATCAATAGAATAAAGCCTCAAGAAGGCCCGCAAATGGATTTCCTTAGTTGTCCTGCCGATATTGTTATATATGGAGGGGCAGCAGGTGGAGGAAAAACCTTCGCTTTATTATTAGAAGCCCTTTGGCATCATGATACACCAGGATTTTCTTGTGTCATTTTCAGAAAAAACGCTAATCAGGTTAGGAATCCGGGAGGTTTATGGGATACTTCAGCACCTCTTTTTATGAAATTTCAAGGAAATCCAAGAGAATCTTCTTTAGAATGGGATTTTCCAAGCGGCTCTATTATAAAATTTGCTCACATGGATATGGAAAAAGATAAGTATTCATGGCAAGGATCACAAATAACATTAATCGGTTTTGATGAACTCACTCACTTTTCTTGGGGTCAATTCGTTTATATGCTTTCTCGTAATCGTTCACTTTGCGGAATCAAGCCATATATCAGGGCTACGACTAATCCTGACCCTGATAGTTGGGTACGTAAATTTATTGATTGGTGGATTGATCCTTTATCAGGTTATGCTATTCAAGAAAGATCAGGAATGATTCGATGGTTTGTTGTAATAGGAGATGAAACGTATTGGGCAAATGAAAAAGAAGAATTACAATTAAAATTTAAAGATTGTTTACCTAAAAGTGTTTCATTCGTAGCTTCAAACGTTTATGACAACAAAATATTATTGGAAGAAAACCCCGATTATTTAGCAAATTTGCAAGCGTTACCAAGATTTGAAAGAGAGCAATTATTATTTGGTAATTGGAATATTAGACCAACAGCTGGAATGTTTTTTCAAAGAAACTTTTTTGAGGTTATTGACGTTCTTCCAAGAAATCTCACTTTTGTTAGGTATTGGGATAGAGCTGCAACTAAAAAAACAGAAACCAATGACCCTGATTTTACGGTTGGATTAAAATTGGCAAAAGATCCTAAAGGAATTTTTTACGTTATTGATATTGTTAGATTGCAAGATAGTCCATTAAAAGTACAAAATGCAATTTTTAATTGTGCTAGTCAAGACGATACGAATTGTAGAATTGGAATTGAACAAGATCCGGGACAAGCAGGAGTTAGTGAAGTTGATTTAATTATAAGAATGCTCCAAGGGTATAATGCGATAGCATATAAAGTAACTAAAGACAAAATCACTAGAGCTTCTCCTGTTAGTGCTCAAGCCGAAGCAGGAAATATTAAAATTTTAAGAGGTCATTGGAACGAAGATTTTTTCAGGGAATTAGAAAATTTCCCCGAAGGGTCTCATGATGATATTGTAGATGCATTGAGCGGTGCTTTTTTAATGCACACAGAAAATAAATATAATTTGACTGCTTTATCGCAAATGTAGGGATTATGAAAGAAAACGAAAATACCAATTCAGTTCCGAGTGCTTTTACTCCCGTTACATATATTCAAGAGCAAAAACATTTAATAGCAAAAGTAAAACAAATTCATAACGATAATTTTGTCCGTGGTGACGGTTGGATGAATGTTCTAACTGGTTTAGGACAATGCGGGAGGGATAAAAAACAAAATGGACTCTTCAGGATTACTAACCTTTTTAATAGAGCCGAATTGGATCAAATGTATCGTTCTGATGGGGTTCTTAGGCTTATTATTGACATTTTTGCTCAAGAAATGCTCAGACAAGGATGGGAATTAGAAGGGGATGTTGAAGGGAAAATAATAGGAAAACTTGAAGAATTAAAAGTAAACGAAGCAATGGGCAATCTTATTAAATGGGCACGTCTTTTTGGTGGTGCTGTTTGTATAATGGGCATAGCCGATGGACTTCCTTTAGATCAACCTGTGGATGAAAGGGCTTTAAGAGATGTACAATGGTTGCGCGTTTTCGATCGTTATCAAGCTTACAGTCGTGATGGGACTTTTGAATCTGATCTTAATAGCCCAAATTATGGTTTTCCTAATGTCTATACAATCAATGACAACAGAACTGGAGCTATTTTTTTCGTTCATTATAGCCGTATCTTACGTATGGATTGGAATGTTTTGCCACCTCGTTGGCAGAATTTTAATCAGGGTTGGGGTGATCCACTTGTTCAAACGATTTATGAAGAGCTAAGAAATTATTCAATGGCCTTTAGTCATACTGCAACCATGATGGAAGATTTCGTAAATGGAGTTTTAAAAATTCCTAATTTAACCACGATTATGGCTTCCCAATGCGGAGATCAAAACGTATTAAAGAGATTGAATATTTTGAATTTGAGTAAATCTACAACCAATACAATGATATTGGATGGAGATGAAACTTACGAAAAATTGACTACAAATGTTAATGGGGTTGCAGATTTAATTGATAGATTTATGCTTGCTCTTTCTGCTGTGAGTAGAGTACCAGTCACATTGTTATTTGGAAGAAGCCCCGCAGGTTTAAATTCAACTGGTGAATCAGATGTTAGAAATTTTTATGATGCAGTTAAACAAGAACAAGAATCAAAATTGCGTTGCGTTTTAGAAAAATTGATTCGTTATATAATGATTTCAAAAGACGGGCCATTTAATGGGATTGAGCCTGATGATTGGAGTTTGCAGTTTATTCCATTATGGCAAAATACTGAAGAACAAGACGCTTTGACAAGGCGCGCTGTAGCTGAAATGGACGCTATTTATATTGATAGAGGTGTTTTGACTCCAGAAGAAGTGGCGATTTCCAGATTTGGCGGTAATAAATGGTCTATGAATACTGAATTAGACATGGATCAAAGAGAAAGAATGTCTGAAAATCCAGAAGAATTAGAATCTTTATTAAAGGAAAAAGAAAAATTAACAGGACCGGAAGTTTCTGAAGGCCCGGATTATATGGGAACAGGTTTGCCAAGATCATCACCAGCAGCAACATAAATGAGAAAAGATTATAAAATTCTTTTACAAATTAGAAAATCTCAAAATATAAAAAAAAACGTTCCAACTCCAAAAAAATGGCTTTTTCCTAAAAATCAAGAAAAACAATATGATAAAATTCTGTATTCTCTTACAAATCAATTAAAAAAGTTAATAAAAGAAATTTTAATTCCTGAAATTCCTTCGATGATTCAAGAAGTAGAAAGTAAAATGCCTCAAGATCGGCTTGATGATTATAATAATAGATTAAAATCATTGATAATTTTCATTGAGCAAGCTATACAAGATAAAGTAAATACTACTATATTAGAGGCTATTAAAATTGGAGTTGAAATTGCCAGATTCAATAAAATCCAAGCCGAAAAACTCAATAATTCCATATTTGGGTTGGATATTTTTATCGATGAACCTTGGCTTGGCGATCAACTTAAGCTCTTTTCTTCTCAAAATGCCTCTCTCATCAAGTCATTGCCAGTCCAAGAGTTGGAAAGAGTGTCAGGAGATATTGAAAGATCTCTTCAACAAGGATTAAGATTTACAGATATTGCAAAACAAATACAAAAATCTTTTGGCATTACAAGAAGAAGAGCCACATTAATAGCCAGAGATCAAACTACAAAATTAAATTCATCTTTGACTAAATTGAGGCAGCAAGAAGTAGGAGTTGAAGAATATATTTGGCAAACTTCCGACGATGAAAGAGTTAGACCAACTCATAAAGCTAATGATGGAAAAAAATTTAGATGGGATAAACCTCCCAAAATTACTGGACATCCCGGTAATGATGTTAATTGTAGATGTGTTGCAATAGCTGTTTTAGATAATTTAATCAATACAGGTTAATATGAAGGAAAACATTACAGAAATTAGAAAAAAACCTGGTGAATCCAATGCAGGAAAATATTCTGGTGTGAAAAAAAGCAATTTTGCCGGACCAGATGGCACTTATCCAATCAATACATTAAAAAGAGCAAGATCAGCTCTTTCATATGCTCATAATGCTGCTCATCCCGAAACAATTAAAGAAAAAGTTTATTCTAAATATCCAGCATTAAAAGAAAGACATAAAGAAAGGCACGGATTAGATGCAAAAAAATACGACGCTTACAAATCTCGCTAGATATGATAAAGGAATCGTTCAAGGCGAAACGACATTGACGGATGAAGGATATATTAAGGCACGAGCGATAGTAACGCGTTGCGGAGTTTTTCTTTATAAAAATGCTGACGGTACTATTAGAAAAGAATTGAGACATCCAGATGATGTTTTAATACCTGAAAGTTTAGATTCAATAAAAATGATTCCTTTAGTAGATGGTCATCCAGCAGAAAGATTGGTTACAGCAGAAAACGCGAAAAAATTAGCGATTGGTTTTACTGGTGAATTAGTTGAAGAACAGATGCCTTATATAATAGCCAATCTTTTAGTCACCGATAAAGATGCTGTAGAAGAAATAAAGAAAAAAAGAAAAAATGAATTATCGTTAGGCTATACCGTTGATTTAATCGAAGATTCAGGAATGTATTTTGGTGAGCCTTACGAATATAGACAAAAAAATATTCGTTATAATCATCTAGCATTAGTAGATCAAGCGAGAGCGGGACCAGAGGCTAGAATTGCTTTGGATGGGCAAGATGCAGAAGAGATCTTAAAAGAGGAGGTCGAAATGGCTAATAAAAAAATGAAAAAAGTTAAAATTGATGCTCAAGAATATATGTTGGAAGACGATGCAGCAAATTCTGTAGATAAAATGATTCATGAAAAAAATGAATTATTGAAAAGCAAAGATGAAATGGAAAGAAAAATTGAAGAATTGGAAAATATGCTGGACAAAGCTCATGCAGAAAGAGACAGTTTGCGTGATAAAGATTATCATGATCCAGAAGCAGTTCATCATCCACTAGAAAATGATGAAATAGGAGAAAATGGAAAAGAAGAAATTGACCCTATAGATAGTTATGGGATGAGTTCCCATGTTAGGGATTATGAAAAACCCTCTGAAATGGAGAATCATACAGTCATGAGTCCAAAAAATGAACATTATCCTAGAAATCTTCCACGGATTCCAAAAGTAGACGCAGCAGATATCAATAAAAGAGTAAAAAATAGAGTTAAATTAGAGAAATTATCTGAAAGATATTTGGATAAAAAGACTTTAATGCGTTTGGATTCATTAAATGATATTGAAATCAAAAAAAGACTAATTTTAAATTTTCAACCAAATGCCATTTTGGATGGTAAAAACGACGTTTATATTAATGCTAGATTTGATTCTGTCATTGATACAATTCCAGAAGCGAAAGTGGTTATTAAGCCCTCCTCTTATAAAATGGATAGCGATCCAGAAAGAGATGAAAAAGATAACGCGAACGCGTTTGATGCTAGAAAAGCGATGATCAAAAGACAAAAAATTGCCTATAGAGGAGGAAAGTAATATGCCACAAACATCATATAATTTTTTAATGACTGTTGGTGTAGCTGGAGAGCTATATGATATTGGATTCAATAACGTATTGACTCCTGTATCTCCAATTGAACCAAGAATTTTCCCAGGATTGGGTTTAGCAAAAATTATTGGACAAGATCTTCAAGTTAGATTGCCTCATCAAGATATCGTTGCAGTGACATTATCTGCCCCTCTTAGTGCTGCAAATTCAACCGTAGTCACTCTTAATGGTATTGCTTTAACGCCTGTTGTGTATGCAACAAGTAACGCTGCCACATTATTGGCAATCGCTGCTTTAATCGCTGCGCAAGATGGAATCGCTTCTGCTGTTTCGAATGGTACAGATACAATAACAATCAATGCTGTTCAAGGATTTGCTGTAACGGCAACTTTCGTTACGTCAAGCGGAAGCTCGGTCACTTGGACATCTACTTATTCAAATGATAACGTATTTTATGGCGTGTCTATTTATATTCAAAACAAAATGAATCTTTACGGACCTCAAGGTTCCGCTGGAGCTGCTCCTTATATACCTGGAGATGCAGTTTCAACATTAACAAGGGGAAGAATTTACGTTACAGTTGAAAATAATGTAACCTCTGATAGTCCTGTTTATTGGAGAATAATTCCAACATTATCTAATCCTCAAGTAGGAAGTTTTAGATCTGATTCAGACGGTGGAAATGCAATTTTATTGTCAAATAATATCGTAAGATGGATCACAAGTGCTTCTGCAGGAAATTTAGCTGTATTAGAAATAAATCAACCGTAATTAGGAGAGGATGAATGAACGATCTACAAACGATTAAAAATTTTGCGTTGCTTAGACACGATGCTGGAGAAACTTTTTTCTTCGCTAGGGAATTGGAATATGTAAAGTCAAAATCTTATGATATTGAATTTCCTGAAATGAAGTCATTTAAGCACATTCCAATATCAACAGAAGCAGGAGAAGGAGCGCAAGCTATTACGTACGCTCAATTCGAAGAAGTGGGTTTGGCTCGCGTAATCGAATCCTATGCTGATGATCTCCCAAGAGCTGATATCACAGGTAAAGAATATACAACTCAAGTTAAGTCTATTGGGGTTTCTTATGGATATTCAGTTCAAGAGATTAGAGCTGCTATTTATGTAGGAAGATCTTTAACTCAACGTCAAGCGAACGCGGCACGTAGAGCAAATGATCAGCAAATTAACCGATTGGCTTGGTTTGGAGATTCAACCTATAAAATTCTTGGATTATTGAATACTCCAAATATCCCAGCGTATTTAGTTCCTGCTGATGGTATTGGAGCTTCAACTCTTTGGGTAAATAAAACGCCAGATCAAATTTTGAGAGATTTGAATTCAATTACCAACTCAATCGTTCAATTGACAAAAGGCGTTGAAATGCCTAATACCGTTTTGCTTCCTGTTGAACAATACACCCTTATTGCATCAACCCCAAGAAGTCCAACGAGTGACACTACAATTTTAGAATATTTTATTCAAAATAACCCTTTCATAACAACTGTGGATTGGGTTCCAGAATTAACTGGTGCTGGAATTGCTCCTCCTTCAGGTGGACAAGGAACAAATGTATTTATCGTTTATGATAAAAATCCTGATAAATTAACCATGGAAATTCCTATGCCATTTACTCAATATCCTCCTCAAGAAAGGGGATTAGAATTTGTGGTTCCATGTGAATCAAGATACGGAGGTATTATTACGTATTATCCATTGTCATTAGCATTTGGGGAAGGTATTTAATGGCTTTAATTAATTATTTAGGAAAAAATGTTTTTGGTGTGTGTGGAAGTACAGGCGAAATAATTCGCCTGCTTCCAGGTATTAATGAAATTGACGATAATAAATTTTCAGAATTTAAAACCTTGCCTTTGTTTCAATCTAGAATTAACAAAGGTTTAATCGTTATTTTAAATGAAAATTTGGATAAAGATGGAAAAAGAAAAGTTGAAGAAATGTTAGAACATATGACTAAAATTTTTGATGTTAGATTATTGAAAAAAATAATTGCAAATGATGGTCGGGAAACAGTTGTAAATGCAGCTAAAAAACAAATTGATTTTATAAAAAATCCTTCAAAAGAAAAATCCGAGGAAATGGATGATCATTTCAAGTGAAACAGTTATCACAGCATTATTTATTTATGCGCCTCAATTTTATACTACCGATCCAGATCGATTAGCATATTTGAGAGCGCTTTATGATTTATTAAAGTGTCAAGTAAACGCGCAATTTTTATCATGCTGTGGAGTTTCTGTTTTTGCTTTTTTAATGGCACATTATTTAACCATTGCTGCCAATCCAAATTTGGGAATTTTATCAAATATAGCCGAGGGAGATTTATCCCTTGGTTATAATGTCGCTTCTGACATGATTGCGCTTGAAATGACTCCTTATGGAAGATCTTACTTAGATTTAGTTCGTAGAACAACTGTTGGTAGCACGGTAACAAATTTGCCAGTTGTTTTTGGAGGAGTTATTCAAAACATGCCCGTAACAGCTGGTTGCGGATGTGGTTGGGGAGGAGGATGGGGAGGAGGATGGGGAGTTGGTGGTTGCGGTTGTGGAGGATGTTAAATGAGCGTTTCTTTTAAAGATAATAGAAAAAATTTCGATGAAAAAATTTCATTGATTGAAAAATTATCAAATTCTTACGTTTTGGTGGGATTTCAAGAAGGATCTGTGACAAGAGCGCAAGTTAAAGGTAATAGAGCTAAAAAAGCTGGATTATCAATGCCTCAAATTGCAGCTCAAAACGAATTTGGCACTGATATTATTCCTGCACGACCATTTATGGTGCCTGCAATAGCTGAAAATAATACAAAGGTAACTAACGCAATAAGAAATGAATATGATAAAATAATTTTAGGAAATTCCACAATTAAACGATCTTTAGGATTAATTGGGAATTTTGCTGTGAATTTAATAAAATTAAAAATTAGATCAATCAGATACCCACCGAATGCTCCAAGTACAATAAGACGCAAAAAAAGTTCAAAACCATTAATAGATTTTGGGCAAATGATTCAATCAGTAACTTACAAAGTGGTTTCATGATCCCTCCTATAGAGCCATTATCCCCATTCGAAGTTTTCAGAACTCCAATTTTCATTCGTCGATTTACTCAAGGATTTTATTTAAATGGAATTTGGCAAGAAGGGAGTCAAATTGTTCTTTCTCAAGTTGTTCAATTGGGAAACGTTATAAATGTCACTTTAAATGGAATACCAATAACCCCTATTCCGTTTACAACCTCAGTTTCAATTACAATGTCGTTATTGAAAATAGCTTTGCAGGCTCAATTAAATATTGAGCAAGTGGATATTTCTTCAGATAATTTAACTATAACTATTGTTCCTCTTCCTCCATATTTGTCTTACGTTTCTGTTTTTACCGTAACAGGGGGATCTTCTCAACCAACAATTACAATTTTAAATTCTCCTTTTATAATCACTTCAACCGCGAGCGTTCAACCGTTGGGAAAAGATGTGAAATTAGTTCCAGAAGGAAGAAGAGATAGTGCTGAATTTAAATTTTATACTTCTACGGAAATTTATGGAATTACAACTCAAAATCCTGACCAAGTAACCGTTTTGAAAGAGCCATTTACAGGTATCGTTTACGAAGTGATTAATATAAGTGATTGGCAAAACAATAGTAATTTTAATGTCGTAAATCATTATAAATTTGTTGCATTAAGACTGCATCCTTTACCAGGAATTTTATAATGCCAATAGATTTTATGGTAGTTAGAACAAATTTATATAATTGGTGTATACAAAATATTCCTTCTCAAATGCCAGTTATTTATTTGTATCCTAACGCACCTAGACCAACTGTGGATTATATTTCTCTTTATATTGCATCGGTTGATCAAATAGGATGGGATTGGACGCAAAACCCTCTTGACGATACTGGATTGAGTCAAATGGTCGGAGATAGGGAATTTACCCTTCAAGTTCAAGGCTATGGGGGAGATCCAATAACAGTATTACAAAATTTAAGAACGTCATTGCAAAAACA